TTCTACATAGCTATCCTGTACTTCATCTCTGCTGACAGCCATCAGGCTCACTTGTGATTTATTTATAGTCACGGGTTTGTCAGGATTTGCAGTAAACAAAGCGAAAATCATCTGTATGCCATCTCTGCCAGGAACCACTGTGAGTGGGCGGCTAATGGTATAGGTTGCCGCATCTTCGGCGGTGATTTTTGCCACTAGTTCGTCACCATTGGCTATTTTTAAAGTGTAAATCTGATCTAGTTCTACTTTCATGCTATCCTTGTAAATGTCGTCGTAATTCAGTAAATCCGCCAATCAATTGCTGATCTAGAAAAATCTGCGGCACCGTGCGGGCATCGGGTACCGCTTCTAACAGTTGTTCACGTGTCCAATCTGTGCTGATGTTGCGCTCTTCAAACTCTATGCCTTTGAGTTTGAGTAGATTTTTGGCCTGATCACAAAACGGACAAGCATTTTTGCTCCATACTATGGCTTTCATTGTCGTCTCCTTTTGTTTATTATAATCGTGGTAGTGCGTCGTAGTCAAGACTATCACTCATGACACCAATCACATAATTGGTTGATTCGTTTTCTTGCAGGGCTGTCTGCTTGTTTGATGTGTTTACGTGTTTGTTAAACCAAGGTATGGGTGTAGTTTTAGGAGCCACACCTTGATACTTGACACCAATCTCTTTGAGTGCGTTGACTGCGGTATAATCTACGAAGTCACGCAGGATGTTGGCATTGAGACCAATCACTGGGCCTTTCTTGAACAGGTAATCAGCCCAGGCTTTTTCTTCACGTATCACATCTTGATACATGGCATACACTTCGGCTTCACATTCTGCTTTGGCTCGGGCAAATCTGGCATCCTCTTTGACCACTTGATTGATGATCCAGGCAGTCCAGTCCTTGTGCAGGATCTCGTCTTGCAGGATCAGTTGTATGATATTGCCATTGCCGATGAATATGCGATTTTCTACCATGGCCAAGCTGGTGGCAAATGAAACCATGAAGCGGAAGGCCTCAAGACCATATGAAGCGTTGAGAGCCAACCAGATGGCCTTGACGTGTTCGTACTCATCAAACTTTTCTTGCAACTCTTTACGGCAATTGATCATGTGCAGGCGATCATAGTACAGTCCAATGGTACTAGCCATACCAACGATTTCTTCTGTGTCATGTATGGTTGCAAAAACTTCTTTGGGCACGTTGTAGATGTTACGGATAATGTGTGAATAGCTACGACTGTGGATGTTGGTTTCAAAAAATCCCCAGTTGAACATGAGTGCTTCCAGTTCAGGAATGCTGACCACAGGAGTGAATACCTGTGTGGGTCCACGTCCTTGTAAGCTGTCCAAGGCAGTCTGTCTCAGTAGGTTGCTGGTAAAGATATGTTTTACTGTGTCACTGGCTTCTTTGAAGTCTTGTGCATCCTTGGTCAGACTGATCTCTTCGGGTACCCAGAAAAATCCTCGAGCTTCTTGTTCAAATTTTACGACCTTGTTGTATTTGACTTCTTCAAAGCGTTGTATGGTTACCGGACCTGCTGGATCCAGAAACATTTTACGATTCAAATAGTCTGTTCTTGTTTTTAAGTTGTATTGTTGTTGACTCATAGTTTACATGCCTCGCAATCTTCTTCTAGTAATTGTGCGTCATTGGGTATGTCTAATGGTTGGTGTGTGACTTCTTCACTCTTTGATCCCTGCTTGTTGATCAGGCTGTAGTAAAAGGTTTTCAACCCCCAGCGATGTGCTTGCATAAGATTTTTGGCAATCAAAGTAGTCGGAACTTTGCGTCCTGGAAAGTGTGCTGGATTATAAAATGTGTTGGTACTTATGCTTTGGTCCACATAGGCCGCCAACACTGCTGCGGTCTTGATGTAGCCTTCGCAATCTTTCTGATCCCACATGAGCTGATAACGGTTCTTCAACTTGTTGTACTCGGGAGCCACTTGGATCAAACTTCCTGCTTTGCTTTCCTTGACTGTGATCAAGCTCATGGGCATTTCGATACCATTGGTTGAGTTGATCACCACCGAACTGGATTCCACCGGAGCCACTGCCATGAGTGTGGCATTACGCACACCATGGATCTTCATCTTTTCGCGCAGTGTTTCCCAATCAAGTTCTGGTCGGAAGTTGGCCAGTTCGTTGACAGCCCGGGCACGGAGTTCCCAAGGAAACTGACCTTGTCCGTAGCGTGTGAGTCCAGAATGGCTGCATGGTCCACGTTCCTTGGCCAACTCTACCGTGGCTTCTGTCAGGTAGTAGGCTTGATGTTCCATCCAAGACTTGACTTCTTGCAAGGCATCTTTCTCACCGTACAGCAGGCCACGTTTTGCGTGCCAGTATGCCAGATTAGTGATGCCAATGCCCAAGGGCTGGATCTCTTGATTGCTCAGCATGCTCTGGATGCTCAAGTAATCTTGATAATCCAGTATGTTACATAGACTGCGTTGCAAGATACGACAGGCTCGGCGCATGTCTTCGGGATTGCGGAACGCACCCCAGTTGATTGATCCCAAGGTGCATAGTGCTATGCGGCCAGCATCGTCATCCAGTCGACGGAATGGCCGGGTGGGCAACAAGATTTCACAGCAGAGATTGCTTTGATAGATGGCATGATGCTCAGGATCAAATGGTCCTTGATTGATCACGTTGTCGATGTACACCAAATAGATGCGACCGGTGTCGGTGCGCTCTTTGAGGATGCCGCCTTTGAACACATCCTCGGCACTCATGGTTTTCTTTCTTAGATCTTTTCTTTTTTCATACCGGACATAGAGTTCTTCAAACTGCTCTGTGTCTTTGTAAAATGCTTCATACAGGTCTGGCACTTCGTTAGGATCAAAGAACGTGATCTGTTCCTTGTTCTTAAAACGCCGCCAAAAGAACGATGATAGTACCACTCCGTAATCCATGTGTCGGACTCGTGTTTCTTCAGTGCCTTGATTGTTTTTGAGCACAATAAGATCATCAAACTGATAATGCCAGATAGGATAGAACACAGTAGCACTCGCATTACGGATACCTCCTTGACTACAGCTACGCAAATCTCCAAACCACTTTTTCAAGAATGGAATCATGCCTGTGTGCATGACTTCACCACCGCGGATGGCGGCACCCAAGGGACGCAGACGACCAACTTCCAGGCCGATGCCGGCTCGCTTGGCCGCATACTTGGCCATCATTTCGCCACTAGCAAATATACTGTCCAGATCGTCGTCGGCGCGAATAAGTACACAACTCGAAAACTGTTTGGTGGGAGTACCCAGACCAGCCAGTACAGGTGTAGCAAGAGTAAACAAACCATCACTGGCACAATTATAATATTCTTTGATGTAACGCATTCTAGCAGTGTTGGGTTCTTCTCGATGGAACACAGTAGCCGCTGCCACCATGTATCTAACTTGTGGGGTTTCATAGATCTCCTTGGTGGCACGATTGCGTACCAGATATTTTTCAATCAACTGTTCGATGGCCGCATATGAATACTGTTCGTCTTTTTCATGATCGATCATGTCGTTCATGCGGTTCCAATCGTCCTCCGTGTACCACTCCAACAACTCTGCGGTGTACAGGCCGGTGGCCACATTCTTTTTCACTATGTCATACAACGGTGGCGGAGTATAACTACCATAAACATCCTTCCTCAACATGCTGAGCCGTTGTTTGCCGGCCACAAACTGATAGTTGGTATGACCCACATCAGGGTTGGCTTCTACATCAATCAAGTCCACAGTGGCACGCAAGGTGATACCATCAATCTCTTGAGTGGTGATACCATCATAAAAATGCAACTGTGCTTTGATTTCTATCATGCTCTGACTCACGTCAGCGATGCCTTGGCAGACCTTGGCAACCTGTGCCTGCCACTTGTCAATCTGTAGTGGCTCTTTGCGCCCGCTTCTTTTTACTACTGTGATCTGCGTCATTCTATTCTCATTTTAATTGTATTGCTCTCGTATTTGTTTTTGTGTTAACTGCCGACGTATTTCAACTTCTTGATTGGTATTTAAGACAGTATCAGTACCCCAATTCAATATATATTTTGTTTGTTCTACTAGGACTAAATTATGCCCATTTTGTGTCAAAATCAAGCTGGCAGACTGCAAATCTTCGCGATCCAGTAAACTAATAGTATACAGTATTCCCAAGCCTCTTGCAAGTTCGCAATACACATTGTCGCTCAAAAGTTGCCAGGGATCGGGCCACCTGATCTGATCATCCCAGTGCAGATAATAAGGTTGCCACGGACAATCAAACCACCAGGCATTGATCTGGTGCAGGGCCAATTCTAAAGGAAGATTTTTTGCTGATTGTCTGACACTGTACCAAACGTTCAAACGTTGGTCAAAGGTTGATGGCCACATCAGACCAGATTTGTTATAGAATAATTCAGTATGGCGTCGGAGCCGGCAGTGCTGCTATACTGTAAACTACAAACTCCAGCCACAGTGACCCATGTCAAGGTTACTCCGTTGCCGGAGTTTTGTAGATTGCCATCAAAGGTGGTATTACCAGTTACGTCTTCGTTGACAACGGTCCATTGTCCAATGCGTTTGCTGGTATCTCGAGTTATGGTATAATCCATCTGAAATGTCGGAAACAAGGTCACAGGCAAACTAAACACAGTGACGTTGGTCTGTCCGCCCAGCAAAGTGACCTTTATACCGCTGCGACGAGTATAACTGCCCTGAGTGATTTCATAGCCATTGGTAGTGGCTATGCTGACGGCGCCACTGCTTATCAATATCCTGGGAAAACTCACGCCGGGCGTTTGTGTAGTGGCAAAGGCATCGGCACGTTCAAACAGGTCACTGACACTGACGTTGTTGGAAGTTTCTATCTTTATGATTGCTGTGTAAGGTGTGGTGGTGCTTCCAAAATGATTGCCCACGTTGTAGAATATGTTATGGCCGGTGGCATTAAGACTGACTAGACCAATGAAAACTCCTTCTTCGTAGATCAGGTCAAAGATATTTCCCATGATACGGAAACCGGTGGCTCCTGTACCCACTGGTACCTCTGAGCCGAGCACTATGCCCTGGTACAAGGTATTCAAGTTGCTGTTGGTGACCGTGATGCCGGCTACTTCTTGATCGGATCCGGCAATCTCGGTAGCAGTATTCATACCATAGGTACATCCATTGAACTGGCAACCATCAAACACTATCTGGTTGGTTATCAGCACAGGGGTGCTGGCAAAACGCACACAGGCTGTGTCGTTGGCGTCAGTGCCCAAATCGGCCAGAGTCAAAGGTCCATAGAATCCTACATTTTGAAAACGGCAGTTGTTGGCAGATTCGACCATGAACACGTTGGTGGTTGGATCCAGGTTTCTGAAACCCATGTTGGTTATAGTGATGTCTTGAGGTGGTGTGGCACCATTGGCACCGATGTTGGCTCCGTACTGTTGTAGGCTGTCGGCTGTGCGTGCTACAAAAAATGTCAAAGCACTGTCGTCACCATTGTCCATTTGTATTACGCTGCCCACCGGGCCTTCGCCCCACAGCGTGGCATAGGTAGGAATAAAGATACTGCTGGTTATTCTATAAACACCAGCTGGAAAAAACAGGCTGCGTCGGATCTGTGGATTGGTTTCTCTGCAGAACAACTGATAAAGTGCGCGATTTATAGCGTCGGTATCATCGGTCAGTCCGTCGCCCACAGCACCAAAGTCTTTGACTGTGGCAAACTGATCCAGCCAACTTTGTAAACTCTGTGCGGACGGGTCGCCGGCGGTGGGTCCAGTTTGCACTGTGTAGCCGGCGGCTTGACCTTTGTAGATATAACTGGTTTGGAATTCAAGAATATCACTGAATTCTGTCAAGATTTCAGTGTTGCCCACAACAGGGGCCCCTTCTGACAGGGTGCCATTGCCTATAAACAGTCTACGTGTGTCGATACTCCAGCCCAGTTCTGCGCCGGCCAACTGCGGTAAATCTACCTGTAAACCTTTGCGGTTTGTAATCTGGGATATCTGTACGATGGCCACTTTTGTCGTCCTTGAGTTCTATACAGTATTTATCTGGATTAGTCTTGCAAGTAGTACAACTCTAACCTGCGCCACCAAGCGTCAGCCCAGTGGTCAAAATCTGCTTGTTCTAGCACAAATTCTTGATATTCAGGACGAGCTGTTGGGCGACCCTGGGCGTCTACTGGGGGTTTCACACACATAAGAACCACACCTTTGCGTATGTTTGTGCCGTAGACTTCGTTGTGTGCCAAGGCATAGGCTGTCAGTTGTAGAAAGTAGTCTTCGATCCATTCCCTGCGCTTGGGCTTGTTGGTTTGCTTGTAGTCCAAGATACTTTCTTCATTGAGATGTATGCCTGCTCCATCTGTGGTTCCTGCATACAGTTTGGGGAAATACAAGGGTATTTCTACACCCCAGAATTCCTGAACATTTTTCAAGCCGTCGTCGATCACAGTTTGTGCCATGGCATGGCTGGCCCAGCCAAAGGGATTTGATCCTTTGTCCTTTAATTCACCTGTTTTTACATAGTGTTCGAGATAGGTGTGCATTCTAGTGCCGCGGTTGGCAGCTTCAGTTGTAATGGCCTGGGCCTGTGCATGTCCTACTCTGTTGCGCCACTCTTGAAGTGCTTGTTTCTTTTCTTCAGGCTTGGTTTTGTCAAGTATGGTTGTTACACTGGGTAATTTACCACCGGGTGTGTCGTACAAGCGACGCCCATCTTCGGTGACCCGGTTCAAGGGTTGGTAATCAAACTTAGGATTGTACAAGTTAGACTCTGAAACTTTCTCCGCAACCACAGCGGTCTTTTTCTGCAGGATTGCGGAACTCAAAGCCTTCGTTGAGACCTTGGCGCACATAATCTATTTCTACATCTTGGAGATAGGTCATGCTCTTGGGATCTACCGCTATGACAAAGTCTTTCATGTCAAAAGCCATGTCATTGGCATCAACTTGATCTATGTATTCCAGCACATAGGCCAGGCCGCTACAACCAGTGGTTCTTACGCCAAGACGTATGCCTAGACCACGACCCCTGCGTTGTAGATTTTCTAGTATCTTGCGTGTGGCCGTGTCAGTGGCTTGTATCATCTGGATGTTTTTTCCTGTAGTCTTCTATGGCCGCCCGAATAGCGTCTTCCGCAAGGATCGAACAATGAATCTTAACCGGCGGGAGACTGAGTTCCTGTGCAATTTCAGCATTCTTAATTGCGCCAGCTTGCTCCAGCGTTTTACCCTTGACCCATTCGGTGACAAGTGACGACGAAGCAATCGCCGACCCACAACCATATGTCTTGAATTTCGCATCTTTGATTATTCCGTCCTCTACCCTTATCTGCAGTTTCATCACATCACCGCAGGCCGGCGCACCTACCATGCCAGTGCCCACATTGACATCACCCACGTCCATTTTGCCCACGTTGCGTGGATTTTCGTAATGATCGATTACTTTTTCAGAATAGGCCATTTGATACTCCTTGAGTTATTGTAACATACTGCGCAGGTATTTACAACTGATTTTGGTTATTGGCGGCGCTTCATTGCGGCCTTGGCATTGCTATCTACCACGGCTCGTGCCTGATCTACCGTCATGCCTGTGACCTCTTCGGTATTGCCTTTGAATCTGACCACTCCAGAATTGGGCTCCAACGGCTCTAGCACATTCTTTAAAGGATCTTTTGAGATTAGATCTGCTAGATTTTCTTCTGTGACACTGATTCCCAGGCTATGGGCCAGATCCATAAAAGCGGTCTGACTGATCTGTGCTCGAGCATTTTCATCTTCGGCTCGTCCTTTGAGAAAGGTAGACAGAGCCAACAATCTTTCTTGTCCGGGCTCAGAGGTAGCCAGGGCTAATTCACAGATCAACATTATCTACGACCGCGGCCCAATGCACTTGCAACGGGTTTGGGTTCTTCAATGTCGACATCAGTGATATCAATCTCTTCTTCACCGGGTGCAGGTAATTCAACTGGCATTTCGCTGCCCATGTCCGGGCCTGCGGTCATATCTGCGCCAGGTACAACAGGAGCCTGACCAGTGACCACGCCCAAGGCAGACTCTAACTGTGTCTTGGCGCCTTGTAGATTCTGTAATAGACCTGCAAGAGCCGCTGTGGCGTCGGTGTTGAACTGCATGGCTTGGTCGACCCCGACTTCGTTCTTGATTGAGTCTACCAGAGCCGGCAGGTCTTTGAACTGCATGGCACTGACTTGCTCGCTCATCTTTTGAACTTGGTCCACCATGTCTTGGCTGGCCAACACAACCTGTGCCTGTTGCACTTCGGAAGCTTCTCGGAGACGGTGTTTCAAACTACGACGTGTTTCTAGCATGCCTTTTTGTTTTTGTAGATCGGTCAATTCTTGTTGCTTGGCCTTGATCTGATCGTCAAGAGCCTTTTTTTGTTGTTGGAGTTGCAAGGTCATTGCAGCAGCTGTTTTAACAGGATCAACTTGAGCCACAGCAGAACTGCCACCAGCGGCCGGAGCAGCAACAGAGGACAAGGCCTGTTCCATGACCACCAACTTCAAATATGCGGGATTGTTTTGACTGGTGTGGAAATCTGGAGTCCTACGGTGCTCCGAAATCAAAGCACGCACACGTTTCAGCATGTTTCTAGCTTGTAGACCACTCAGACTGTCAAATGCCAGTTTGTTGCCAAAATAGCTTTCAAATACCTTGGCGGCTTGTGTTGTTGGGTTGACCACGGCCAGTTCTTGCAGTTTCATTGTTAAATCCTCGTTGTTGCAAGTATTTAGCCAAATTAATACATTTGTTCAAATGATTTTCTACGAATTTTTTGTTGATCAACTTGGTTTCCAGCTTGGTACCCACGCTTTCTCTGAACTCCCAACGCTGGCTTTTGTCAGCCAAGTTGGCACGGGCATTTATGTCATTGTTTAGATATGCCAGTTTAGTGTCCAAGGTCAGTAGATTACGGGCCAGATTATAATCACCGTATTTGTCGGCTATGCACCAGCCCAGGGCTGTGCGGGTGTTGTTGAAAAAACCCACTTCAGTGGCATGGCACATGACCAGATAACCTGGATGTTGTAGTATGATTTGATATTTGCCAAACACTTCGTAAGTGTTATCGTCGCAGTGCAAGATGACATTGGGCATGATATCACGCAATTCCTGCCGTATCATGCGTTCAAAGTCTCGGTCAAAATTCATTTTAACACGTAATTGGTAATGAGATATATCGTGGTTGTCACAAGTGCACCAATGATGCCCACACCCCAGCCTATGAGCTGATCTGTGCGTTTTTCACTCATCCTTTGCACCATGTCATGCACTTCACGCAACAGGGTTTCCAAGTGACTGATCTTGCCATCCACATTTTCAAATCTGGCTTCCAACTGATTGTAGCGTTCGGCACACAGTTCCACATGTGCTTCTAGACTCTTTTTTTCAATTTCAGTGGCTTCGGTCATGATCATTTTCCTATCAATTATTTATAGCAATAGGTAAAAACCATATGTTTTGATCAGGCCCTTCTACCACGAGCTCTTGGCTGATTATTTCACCAGTGGGGAGGTTGTGTATCATGGGCACATGCGCAGAATCCAGTCGCAAGATACATGTAGGATCTTGGTCATTGCCATAAGCGTCGGCAGTTTCCGTAGCGAACTCAAACTCCCAAGCTCCTTCAAAAAACTCGGGTTCAGTGAGGTCAATGACTTGGGTACGCAGGCTGATGATCTGTGTGAGCGTTTCCCAATTGCGTTGCTGATTTCGTGAGCGATTCCAAGAGATTTCGTCGGTGACAAGTTGATTGGCGCGGTCTTTAAAAGGTGTGCGTGAACCTTTGAAATGTCCGGTCACACCTGTGGCCGTGATGTCAAACAGGCAACGGCACAGGATCTTAGTCATGGCGTGATAGTTCATAAATCACCCGGGCCTGTTCCAAGGCCGCTTTCAGGGCAGGATTGTTTTGGCTGGCCTGGGCGATTTTTACCCAGAGCATTTGTTCTTCGAGCCGTTGATCCCATTTGCGTTTTTCTTCACTGACGGAATGCAGTTCTCGGTCGGTCTTGCCACACTCGCGGCGGTACACTGTGTTTCCGCCGTCGGGGCTTTCATAAACATACGTCATGCTGTACTTATAGCCAACAAAAAACCCCGGAGTTTAAATTCCAGGGTTTCGTGCAATCAAAAAATCTGATTAGGATGCGCTTGTAGCTGAACTAGCCAAACGGAAACCAACGTTGGTTACAGTTGCACCAGACAAGTTGTAGCCGGCTACTGTGCCTAGGCCTTGGATGATCGCTTGCAATGTGGCTGCACTGTTGTTGCTACCGTCAGTTGCTGTGTTGAAAGCACCTGTTGGGTATGTGGCAACACTGAAGTTTGTTACGTTGGCTGTGGCAGCAACTTGATAGATTGCCACTGTAGCTGTCTGCTGGATTGTCTGCAACAGAGTCTGCAACATGCCATTTACTTCAGCTTCTGTTGAAGGATCTGCACCAAGGTCGCAACCAAAGAAGTCCAGTTTTGGACCCATGAAATTGGTTGGTGTGCCTGCAGGTGTGTAGGTTGTTGTTGCGGCTAACTGGGGACCGTTGAGGGTGTCAGTTGCAAATACTGGTTGTGAACCACCACTGGTAATTGGAATAGATGCCATTTTATTTCTCCTTAGTATGTGGACCCAAAGGTCCTACTTGTATTTATATCTTTTGGAGAAAATCTGGGTTTAGGTGACCAAATTTGGGTTGTTTAGGATACGGTTTCCGGCACTGAATCCAAAGCGATTTACCAGCTTGGCACGCCCAGCGTCGGTGGCCAGGACCCAGCCTTCTTGTCCGGGTTGTTGGCGATCCAGCTGTGCCAGCATGTCCATCTTGATTTCATGCAGTAGCAAGAACGCTGTGAATGCGGCTGTGATGCCTGACATGTTGCTTCTGGGGCTCTGCAGGTATTCCACTATGTTGTTGTATTTACGTGGTGTGACATTTTTCTGCAACCAAGCTCCAAAATCTGGCAGGAGATTTTCATAGTCTGTGGTGATCCTGCTGTTGATATAGCGTTTGCAAAGCGCCGGCAAGTCGCTGAGTTGCGCTGATCTCAACTCGCCGGGATTGAACAGGCCGTTGATGTCAGCACCGTGAGTGCCGATCACCGCCCGCAGTTGATCCACTAACTTTTTGTTGGGTGTGACATTCTTGATGTCTTTGACCGTGGGCTCAACAATGAGCAGGCCCGGTACAGGATCTAGATTCGCTGACCTTATGGGTTCGGCTGCGGCGTCGGCAGTTTTGTATCGGGTATGTGCTGCTATGCCCACTTCACTGGCACCAATGGCCTGACCCAGTTTGCTGGCGGCCGGAATACGATATTCCACAAAGTTAGGCTTGAATTCATAGTTTCCCGACACTTCAGGCGGAGTTTGGGTGTACAGCAGATCGCCCTGTACATATCCCTTAAAATTCTCAGGTGTGGCAGCTTCCAGCATGGGCCATAGTTTTTGGTATATGTCGAGAAGCTCACCACGTTCACCGCCGCGCTGTTGCATGATCCCGGCCAACTGCGCCATGC